GGCGTATGACAATTCGCTAATAACGGCTAAAGACAATTCATGGATAATTGCGTGCGACAATTCGAAAGTATGGGCGAATGACACGTCGAAAGTTGAGGCGAGGGGCAATTCGAAAGTAATTGCGTATGACAATTCGAAAGTACGGGCGATGGACAATTCGTTGGTAGATGCGAGGGACAATTCAAGGGTCTGGGCGAGGGGCAATTCATGGGTAGAGGCTAAAGACAATTCGCAAGTATGGGCGTATGAAAATTCAAGGGTATGGGTGTATGACAATTCGCAAGTAACGGCGAGGGACAATTCGCAAGTAACGGCGAATGACAATTCGAAAGTAACGGCGAATGACAATTCAAAAGTAAACGGTTTAAGGAGCAAATAAAATGAAAATCGGATATGCGCGAATAAGCACTAAGGAGCAAAACATCGATTCTCAAATAATCGAACTTAAAAAAGAGGGGTGCGAGGACATATATCGAGAACAAATTTCGGGTTCATCCAAAGACAGACCCATTTTAAAAAAATTATTGGAGTTCATTCGAGAGGGGGACATTCTAGTCGTTTGGCGACTAGATAGGCTTGGCCGGACACTTCGAGGGCTGATCGATCTCATCCAGGAATTGAAAGAAAAGGGGGTCGAGTTTGTGTCGATTCAAGAAAATATAAACACATCGACAGCTTCTGGGCGCTTATTTTTTCATATTAATGGAGCATTCGCGGAAATGGAACGAGAACTTATTAGCGAGCGGACGAAAGCTGGGTTAGAGGCGGCAAGAGCTAGAGGCGTTAGAGGCGGTCGCAAATTTAAGTTGAGTCCCGAAAAAATTAAAGACATGAAAGAAATGTATAAATCGAAAGACGTTGCGGTGGCTGATATATGCGATCTTTTCAAAATATCTCGTCCTACTTTATACAACTATTTAAATACATATTAATTTTTGATAGTACACGACAAGGAAAAGGCTTTATTTATGATAAATAATAATAATTTTAGTTCGGCTGACCCGACAAATGTCAGTAAATATATTTTTATGGTTAATTTTTTTTCACTGCGACTAAGGGATGATTACGAGGTGATGAGTGAGGCCATATGCAAAGAACCCTATAACATTATGTTTGCATCACCTCGACTGAAAAATTGTAAAGATTTAGCGTTATTAGCTGTAATGCAAGCAGGGTTTTGTTTGGAATATGTCGGGCGGAAATTAAAAAATGACAAGGAAGTCGTTAAAGTGGCGATACAGCAATACCCTTGGGTCCTCAAGCATGCATCCCCAAGATTACAAAATGACCCCAGCATTAATTTCCATGCTAAGAGATATTTGAAAAATTGATTATTGATTTAATTCGTATCAGATGTATAATTAGAGCATCTAATTTTGGGGGGCATCCCAGACACAAATTAAAGTGAAATTACTGATATTATGGATAATATTTAATTTTAATATGTAACAAAAAAACTGGTTGCTTAATTTTAAAAAACAAGGTATAATGAAAACATGAAATTCAACAAAAAAAAACTCAAAGAGTTAAAAAGTAAAGAAAAAATAACAATGGGGAAATTTGCTTTAAAATTTTCTGAAAAAACTGGCAAGCGGGTAGCAAGACAATCAATCGAAAATTGGGCGCATGGTTACACCTGCCCATCTTTTGAAAATGTTTTACACCTCTGCAAATACTTCGACGTTCCTATAACTGAGTTCGTCCAAGAGGATTGATATAGTATGTTGAAAAAAATAACAAAACAAAATTATCAACATAATATATATTTACCGTCTTATGAAGACGTAAAAATATCCCATTTAATCGTCACATTTACTGAAAATACAGTGAATTTTATCAAAAAAATAAAAAGGTTAACGAGGGCAAAACTTTCCATGGTATGCATAATAAGCAATCAGAGACGCTTGCGATATGTGCATATCATGGAGGGTTTTTACTCTCTAAAAATAAATAGGAGGTTGTTAATTTTCGATTAAATTATAACAAATAGGAGGCCAAAAAATGGCTATAGAAACAGAAAATCACGCCGGCAAGCGTGATCTCGAAAAAACATTAAGTACTGAAAAACTTAAACAGTATGATAATGGACAGGGGGGGGCGTTGTCAATAGACATAAACAATTTAATGAAAATCAAAGACAGGGGGGCATCCTTGAGCGATGAAAAGGCTTATATAAGCGAAGAATGCGCAGAATTCATGAATAATTACTCATTGCATAGATTGAGCGATGATGGCAGTCTTGATATTGACGATATGCTGATTAACCACTTGGCGCCGGCATTTATCGAAGGGGGTGTCGTTTGAAATGTGCTCGAAAATTAAACAAAGCGCCGTTACTTGCCTTGAATATGACGGCTATAAACAATTCCCCGAAGACGAATTTATCGCTAATGCATCACCTTTTCTCGAATCTTTTTCGTCGAAAAAAGAAATTGCGTTTGAAAATGAGTGTGCAAGATGTCATCGAATATCGTTAATCGTTAATAACGATTTTTGTGACGTTTGTATTGACGATTGCGGGGGGTTATAGACATGAATGTAATTAACCCTCACATATCGAAATGGCCACGAGTAAGCAACTCTTTAGATTTTCTAGCGTACAAAAATAGTTTGTCGTCATCTGTTGATTCCCAAAAAAAATGCATCGATTCCGATTGCTTCGGCCACCCCGAAGAATATACGTGTGATTCGTGTTTGGACGCTATGGGATTAAGTGACGATCCCACAGCGCATGTAGCTTTTGGAGTCGTACACGAATCGATGAAGACGTGTAGCGATTATCCTGTATAGGTGCTGAAATGAATACAGATAGAGATTATGCGCGAACATGGGTGACTGAAGACGGTGAAGTTATCGAAATCGAAAATATAGGAACCAAACACCTCGAAAAAATTATCACCTTCTTACAGTCGAAGGAACCTCTAGCAGGGCTTGACATGAGCAAATACCCCGTCGAAAAAATTGACGTTCTTAGAGAAATCCACAAGACGAACGAAGAATTTTTATTTTTTTTCGATCTGTACGAAAATTTCAATCTCGAACTATGTTTAAGAAAATTTGAAGGAGTTATATAAAATGTTTCAAAAAGCTAAAAAAGATAAATTAAAATTAAGGCTATTAATTGAAGGTGCTAGCGGCAGCGGCAAGACATGGTCTTCTTTATTAATTGCACAGGAATTCGGTAAAAAAATAGCGTTAATTGATACCGAGAAGGGGAGCGGGTCTTTATATAGCTCCGTTTTTAATTATGATGTTTGTGAGCTAAAAGCGCCTTATACACCTGAAAAATATATTGAGGCTATATCTTTCGCCGAAAAAGAAAATTATGATGTCATTATAATTGACTCCATCACCCATGAATGGAGTGGTGAGGGCGGATGTTTGGATATTCATTCTAATTTAGGTGGTTATAATTCGTATACAGACTGGAAAAAAGTAACGCCTAGACATAATTCATTTTTAGAAAAAATATTAAGTTGTAAATGTCATGTTGTGGCTACTGCACGAACGAAAAGCGACATTTCAATAGTAGACAAGGAAAATAAACAGGGAAAATTAGTAAAAACACCGGTAAAAGTCGGCCTTAAAACAGAACAGCGTGATGGCCTAGATTATGAGTTTACGACGGTTTTAAGGCTGTCTCATAAACACTGCTTTGATGCACTTAAAGATCGAACTGGGGTTTTTACTAATCGTGAAGGTGAAGTACTGTCTAAGGACCACGCGAAGGCATTGATTCACTGGCTTTTACAAAAAGAAGTAGAGATGTTAAGGGAATGTGAAACCCTAGATGAGCTAAAGGGTGCATTTTCTTTATTTGATAGTCATACGAAGAGGTGGCTAGAATCTACTAAAAACGAAATGAAGGCACGATTAAAAGGGGTTCAGCCTAATCGTGCCACAAGTAGCGTTTCAGATTTTGACGGCCTGAAAAGCAATTAAGGGGGCGCTATGAGAGGGTACGTTAAATTGCATCGTTCGTTCATTGATTCGGAATGGTATTCAGATATCAACGTATCTCGTCTCTTTATTCATCTTCTAATTAAAGCGAATTACAAAGAAAAGATGTGGCAAGGAACCTTGATCGAAAAAGGTTCCTTGATAACAAGCATTTCTAAATTAAGTTTCGAAACTAAATTATCAATAAAACAAATTCGCGAAGCAATAAACAAGCTGAAAAGGTCAAACCAAGTGGCAACCAGAAGTACAAGCCGATACACTGTGATTTACATTCGAAATTACATAAAATATCAAGAAGAAGACACACAAGATGGCACGAAAAGGGCAAACCAAGTGGCAAGCGAAGTGGCAAGCGAAGTGGCAAGCGAAGTGGCAACAACTAAAGAAAGAAAGAAAGAAGAAGAAAAAAAGAAAGATATATCTAAAGATATATCTAAAGAAAAAGTCGCACCCCCCATAGTTTCAATTCATCAAAATTTTATTGAGTATTGGAATAGGGAGGCGTTGGAGGGTATCCCACGGGCTACGAGGTTAAATGACCCTCGAAAAAACAAAATTAGAAGTCGTCTAAAATCGAACCCTGATTTTTTCAATGATTTTAAATTAGTTGTCCAAAAATTTAAGTTAAATCCTGATTACTACACAGGGATAAACAAAATAAAATGGGTGATTAATTTCGATTGGGTGATTGACAACGACTCAAATTATCTAAAAGTTCTCGAGGGTAACTACGACGAAAAAGCGGTCGAAAAATTATCTTTTCATCACGGGAAATTAATTGAAAACGAAAAACCAGGGATGCAAAAAACGTATGACGAAGCACTGAAAATAATGGAAAAAATGAAGGTATTGAAATGATTAAGAAAACGAGAGGTCAATCGATTGCGGCTGCATTATCAATAGTTTTCGATTTAACTAGATTTTACGAGAAGGGAAAAGATAAAATCGAGGTAGTCGCTACCTTGGCAACGTTTTTAGCGAATTCGAAATACGAAACAACAGAAATACTCTCAGCTATTGATGAAAGCACGGGAAAAAATAAAGATGCCCCAACGCCGTCAGATATTATGTCAATTTTGATTTCAAAAGAGGATAAAAAAATAAATAAAGAAATTGATATAAAATGGCAATATTTCCTAGATTTTGCGTTTAGTCCGTATTCTAAACTTGACGATTGGGCTTACGACGTTAAGAAGACGCTCGGATGGGAGCGAATTAACAAGTGTCACGCGAGCGATTTAATCTGGATTAAAAAAGAATTTTCGGAATATGTCACACGGCAAATTAAAGGTGAGGTTGATGTTATCGGCGACCAGCGGAAGTGGTCGAGAATAGGTAACAGTTTGTGTTTAGAATCGAGCGAAAAAATAAAATCAACGGTTAAGAAGATAGGCGTAGTTTTGGAAAATAAGGAGGAATGCGAAGCTATGAACAGATTTAGAGCGAAAAAATATATAAAATCTCTATCGCCCGAGGCGTTAGTTGAATTAGAGACAGAGGCATTAGACGCAATCACACAAGAATCGTTTAAACCCGATTTAAATAAAAAAACAAAATTATTTAAGGCGATGTTTGAAGCCAAAAGAAACCAAATTGTATTGGATCGGATTAAGGAATACGAAAAAAATAAACCAAAATTAAAGGTGGCGATGTGAGAGAACCGAGAGAACCAGAATACACTTGCCCCGAAATAGATCAGATAATTAAAGAGGGCGAATCAATCGATAGTATTGTAGCAAGTATTAATTCAGAAATAGAGGATTTGAGGGAAGCTAACGAAGAGTTACGGGATTGGGGTCATTATTGGAAAGATAAGTACGAAGAATTAGAAAAAGAGGTTAACCAATGATTTATTACGATTTGGAACGAAAAAAACCAGTAGAAAAAGGCAAATTTAAGGTAGATGAGGACGGCTACTCAATCATTACAAAAGGCACCTTTTATTGTTTCGGTAATTCGAAAGTAATTGCTAAAGGCAATTCAATAATAATTGCTAAAGGCAACTCAAAAATACGGGCGTTTGACAATTCAAATGTAGCCTCGTTAGCCAAATCTAAAGTGTGGGCGAGCGGAAACGCCCTTGTGTGGGCTAGGGGTAGCTCAGTAGTCTGGGCGAAGGAAAATTCGATAGTAGAGGCGAGTGGGAACGCCCTGGTATGGGCTAGGGGAAACGCAAGGGTATGGGCGAGGGAAAACGCAAACATAAAAGATAATAATGCGGAGAAACAATGATTTATTACGACATTAAGAAACAAAACCCTGAGTTGTGGGAGGAGAAATGATGAGAAAAATAAAAAGTAAAGGAGTAAAAAAAAATGGATTTAAATCACAGTAGTTTTTTCGAGGTGGGTAGCGAGATGAATGAATATGTTAATGAGCCGCTGAAAAATCAGTTATGCAAGATCGAAAGTATCGTTATTTTATATAATAATGAGCCTTTAGTTAATCGGTTTGGAAATAAAATCGCTAAAATAACTTTTAAAATTGTTAAAGGCGAACATTTGAACAAAATCAGTGTACAGGAATTCAATACGGAGGTGACCACGGGCTCCGATGGAACGGAATATATGCCCAGCTTATTGAGGTATCTTGTACTAAATACGGGTTATTCTGTTGAAGAGGAAGCAGGAAAAAAAATAATTCCTGAAAAGTGGTACGATGAAATTATAGGAAAAAAAGTTATTGTAAATTTCAAACAGTCGCAAGGTGGCTATGTTTCAGTACTAAATACACAATCAGAAATATAAGTCCTATCATTGTCAAAGGGGGGGGGATGACAACGATAGGGGGATTGAAATTTTATTATAGATAAGGTGAATAAGCAAATGCGAATATTAAGTTTAGTGTGGGTGTGTTTAGTTTGGTCATGTTTTTTTTGTTTTTTAATTTTAATTGTTGATGTCAGAGGCCTAGAAATTCAAAGAGTGAATAGTGTGCGTGACGGTGAAACTATTTTTGTCGATTTAAAAAATTGCGAAAATGATATTTTTTGTAAAAATATAGCGATAAAACTTTCAGGGGTTGCCGTTCCCACCAAACATAAAAAGGAAAACAGGGAAAAGGCGGTTGCGGCCAGGAATTATTTGTCAAAATTAATTAACAAGGCCGTTTATTTGGAGCTGAAAAACTGCGATAGGGGTGTTCTATTTCGTCTTAATTGCGAGGTTCGGGCAAATGGGCTGAGTGTAAGCGAGATAATGATATCTACAGGCCACGCCAGATATTATAATGATTAGAAATAAACTAACAAAGGAGGCATATAAGCGTGAAATCAATAAAATTTGTTGTTCCAGGCAAGCCAGTTCCATACGTAAGAACAACCCAGAAACAAAAGTATTACGACAAGCAGTGGGCGAGATACAGCGCATATTGCCTCATTGTACAAATTTCTTATTTCCTGGCCGTTTTGGAATCGAAATATGCGTCGTTGGTTATCTGCGGGGGGACGTCGATAATGTCGGCAAAGGAATCCTTGACGCGTTACAGAGCACAGCTTATGGCAATGATCGGGACTGCGACGACTTCCGCTCATATCGAGATCATAATTACAGCAGAAAAAAACAAAAGGATATTAAATGATAGAATTTATCAATAACCTGTGCACGGAACCCCTTTCCTTATCCAGTATTGGCTTTGCGATTTGTTTGCCCGTATTTATTTTTATTGCTTGGGTACTATTGACATATTTCAACGACGAAATACCAGTTTTGAGGGGGTGGCCTACATTAAGCTACAACATAGAAAAGATTTATTCTGTGACATATCTACCAATAACTGGGACAATATTTTTAATTTCATTAAAAATGTTAAAGATCATTGATTGGTCATGGATTTATATAACAATTTTGTTTTGGGGACCTGTTCTTCCTTTGCATCTATTTTGTATGTTTTTTTGGCTTGTGTTTGGTCCTTATGACTTTTACTTAACAAGGAAAAAACAAAAAATGGAGTATGAAAAATATGGTATACAAGTCCCTCACGAGTTGTTGGCGCTTGTAAATCAAGACCTTGTACAAGTAAAACACCCTATATCAGGTCATTACGTTAAATTTTACCGTAGTAGAGGTCAATTTTTAAGGCATAAAAGCAGTTCTGGCCCGTATAATAGAATTCCTATAATTAAAGAATGCGACGGGTCGGCTTAATTTAAAATGAAAGCAACGGAAATTAACATTAAATTAGCATTAAAGCCTGGTGAGGGCATGGCGACAGTTCTTAATCGTGTGATTGCGTGTATTCGATCTGGCCATTATCACGGTAAAACTGTATCACCCGCGATATTCGAAAAGAACGGGTATAGTTTTTCATATACAAAAAAAGACAAGGAATACGAAAAAATCGACTTTAAATAAGTAAAAAAAAGGGGGGGGGGTAATGAAAATAAGCCACGGAAATAATTTTAATTATGATCCTGTGTCATTTAAAGAAAAAATGATCGTAATTATCAGAAAAAATAAACTCGATGTTCAAAAATTAAAAACGAATAAAAAGGTTTATAGAACGTTAAGTAATGCGGATTGGCTCAGTCATGGTATAGGGCATCATCGACCAGGGTGATAGAATTTTAATGTAGAGGGGTAAAAATGACTAAAAAAATAGAATTCAAAACAGAAAAACGTAAAATTTCAGAATTAAAGGGGTGCGATTACAATCCCCGACAGCTAACTAAAAAGCAATATAGCGACCTTAAAAAGAGCATTATCAAATTTAATTATGCTGAAATAGCACTAATTAACACCGACAATACAATCGTTGCTGGGCATCAACGATTAAAAATATTAGAAGAAATAAAAGGGGCAGATTATGTCGTAGATGTACGTGTGCCTAACCGTGAATTTACCAAAGAGGAATTTGACGAATATTTGATAAGGTCTAACAAGAATACAGGCGAGTGGGACTGGGATATGCTCGCTAATAATTTTGATACGGGCAATTTAAAGGCATGGGGGTTCGAAGATTCTGAATTCGGGTTTACGGCTCATGACCAAGATAAATACACCGAAAAAATAGAAACACCTACGTATAACCCCACGATGGTAGTTAAGCCTGGCTTAGATACATTATGTGCGACCGAAAAAAGGGATGTTTTAGTCGAAAAAATTAATAGATCAAAAATACCTAAAAAAGAGAGGGATTTTTTAATTTTGGCGGCGGAAAGGCACTTGATGTTCGATTATGAATTAATCGCGGAATATTACGCACATTCTAATAACGAGGTGCAATCATTGATGGAGGATTTAAGTTTGGTCATAATCGACTTTAATAAAGCGATTGAACAAGGATACGTGACTATGAACGAAAGTATATTAGCTCAGTATGAGAACGATAATGCTGAATGATTTTGCGGTTTTTATATTATCTAATGGCAGGGCTAATAGGGTAATAACGTATAATACATTGCGTAGATGCGGGTACACAGGCTTAATCTATATCTTAGTTGACGATGAAGACGTAGAAATTAACGAATATAAAAAAAAATATAAAAGCCAAGTTGTTGTATTTTCTAAAAAGAAAGCTATCGAAATAACAGATAGTGGTGATAATTTCAGGCAGCGTAATTCTGTTGTATTTGCTCGTAACATTAATTTTGAAATTGCCAAAAAAATGGGGATCAAATATTTTTTACAGCTGGACGACGACTATTCATCCTTCGATTATACTTTTAATTCTCAATTTCAATACATAACTAAAAAAACTAAAATAATTAAAATGGATGTAATTTTTAAAATATTTTTAAATTTTTTAAAAAGCACAAAAATTACAACGATAGCATTCGCGCAAGGGGGTGATTTTATTGGGGGGAGTAATTCAACGGTTTCTAAGCTATATTTAAAAAATAAAATGAGCCGAAAGGCGATGAATAGCTTTTTTTGTGCAACAGATCGACCCTTTAAATTTTCGGGCCGTATCAATGAGGATGTTAATACTTACGTTATGATGGGAATGAGAGGGCACTTATTTTATACCTATGGAGGTATTAGACTTAAACAATTACAGACACAGGCTAACGAAGGGGGGCTGACTGATATATATTTAGACTTAGGCACTTATGTTAAGTCGTTTTATTCTGTGATATATGCCCCGTCGTGTGTTGGCATTGCGAGAATGGGAATTAAAAACAAACGGATACATCATGTCGTCAAATGGAGGTTTGCAGTACCTAAATTTTTAAATGAAGAAATTAAAAAATTATAAAAAACTATTAACTGTTTTAATAAAAAATATAAGTGGTTTTTGAGGGGAAATTAATAAAAAAAGATATGAGGAAATATAAAAAAATTAAGTTGACAAAGTTTACACATAAAAAAGGGTGGAAAAATGGGAATAACTAATAAAAAAATAATATTTGGAGTTGCAGTTGATAATAGGTCTATTTTATTGAGTGAACTAAAAAGGATTAAAAAAGAAGTAAACAAAATGGAGTCACCTAACCCAGAAGATAAATTTGCTTACTTATCGATAAATTTAAAGTGTGGATGTACAGCCGAATATCATAATGAAGAAGAAATCCCACACAATAATAGTAAATGCGACTGCGGGAACTACTTTATTATATACAAAGACATCTAATAAAAAAAAGGGGAAAAAAATGGGAATAACTAATAAAAAAATAATAGATGCATTTAAAAACACAGGGGGTATCGTATCCAAGGCCGCTTTAAAATTGGGCGTGTCGCGTCAAGCAGTATATAGCCGAATCCAAAAGTCAGAAGAGCTTGCGAAAGAACAGCAATCAGCTAAAGAGACAGCACTTGATCTTGCAGAAGATAAGTTGCTGTCGAATATTAAGGCTGGCGACAACACGTGTATTATTTTCTTTTTAAAAACACAAGGGAAAAAGAGGGGTTACGTCGAAAAGCAAGAAGTTGAACAGAGCGGAAGTTTAAATCTCAATTCAGCACCTCAGATAGTTTTCAATGACCCAAAAACAGATAAATCTAAGTAGCAAATACAAGCCGTTGTTCAAGGTCATAGCGGACGACAATATACGCTATGTTCTTATGGAAGGCGGCAGGGGAAGCGGTAAATCTGTTGCTCTTAGTACCTTTCTTAACCATTTAACGTTCGACGCAAAAAATAAGATATTATTTACACGGTACACAATGGCATCGGCAGGGACATCGATCATCCCTGAATTTAGGGAAAAAGCGGAATGGTTGGGTAATGAAGATTCGTTTATATCTACTAAAAGCGAGGTAATTAATAAAATAACAAATTCAGAAATTATATATAGAGGATTAAAACCTTCTTCAAATACAGCTAATTCTGCCTTAAAATCCGCGAACAACGTCAATATACTAGTACTCGAAGAGGCACAAGAATGTGCAGATCATGATTTGTTTGAGCGGGTCGATTTGTCTATACGAACAAAGCATAGAAAGAATCTAATAGTGATTGTCTTGAATCCTATTGATAAGGGGCATTGGATATTTAAGCGATTTTACGATGATAGGGGCAATCGAAGGCGCACCGACACCCTGTATATCAAATCATCGTATCTCGACAACTTAAATAATCTTGACGATTCATTTGTAAATATGGCCGAAGAAATGAAAGAAGCTAACCCTCGAAAATATGACAATATTTTTATGGGGAACTGGCTGTCAGATGTCCAGGGTGCGTTATGGACGTTTAAAATGCTCGATAAGGCAAGAGAGCCACGCAGACTAGGACCATACAAGCGGATTGTTGTTGCTATTGACCCCGCGGTATCATCGAAAAAGACAAGCGACGAAACAGGAATTATTGTTAGTGGTATAGATACGTTAGACAATCTGATAGTTATAGATGATATCAGCGGGCGATACACCCCTAACGAATGGGGTAATAAGGCGTTAAACGCTTATTACAAATATGAAGCAGATTGTATGCTAGGTGAGGTCAATAATGGCGGTGATTTGATCGAGTCAAATATTAAAAACCTAGATCAAAACGTTAAATTTAAGCAGGTGAGGGCTACCCGCGGTAAAATATTGAGAGCCGAGCCGATAGCAGGTCTATACGAATCTAATAAGGTATATCACGTTAAAAGATTCCCTGAGCTCGATGAACAGATGACCTCGTACACGGGTGATGGTGACGTATCGCCTGATCGTCTCGATGCATTAGTCTGGTCGCTTACCGAATTAAGCCAACGAAAAAGTGCATTAACGCACTGTATAGTGGTATAATTAGACTTACATAGTTGAACTGGGGGGTTAAATTGTTCAATAAATTACTTAATTTCATTAAAAAAAGCAGCGCAACGAGCCTGGCATACAATAGCTTGGTCGGGCAGAGTGCGTCATACGACAATGAATTCGATAGAAAGAAGATGCAGACAGAGGGCTACGAACAGAACATCGTTGTGTATCGTTGCGTGAACATGATAGCTGAAGAATTGGCGAAAGTTCCTTTTGTATTATTCCAGAACGAAAAGAAAATTGACTCACATCGGTTACTTAATCTATTGTCGAATCCTAACCCGATGCAGTCCAAGACTGAATACTTTATCGATGTTATATCGCAAAAATTGATTACGGGTAATGCTTATATTGAAGCGGCGGGGACAGAAGAAGTGAACAACACCCCTCTTTTTCTTTATTCGCTAAACCCTGAGAAAATTGAAATTAAACACGGGGTTAATTCCATCCCTCACGGCTACGAATTCAAAGATAATGGTCGTTCGATAATTTTTCCCGTAAGCATAACGGGCGACTCTAACATCCTACACCTCAAATCGTTTAGTGCTTCGAATATTTTTTATGGTTTTTCGCCTATTCAGGCAGCCGCATACAATATAGATCAATTAAATTTCTCTAATAAATGGAATAACAACATCTTCAAAAACGGGTGCAATCTGGGTGGAGTATTCGAGACAGGGGACTTAACGCCCGATCAAGTCAAAGATTTGCAATCGTCACTTCAAAAATTCAGAGGTGCCGAATCTAAGCGAGACATAATCTTGCCGTCGGGCGTTAAGTATACGCAGATGGGGCTAACCCAAAATGATATGAATTTTGTAGAAGGAATTAAAATGTCCGCCCAATTCATTGCATTCGCTTACGGCGTACCTTACGACCTAGTCAATACAGATCAAGCGAAATATGAGAATCTGGAAAAGGCGAAAGAGCTATTATGGGACAACGCCGTCAAACCTAACTTAGAGCATATCATCACTGAATTGAATGCTTGGCTTGTCCCTCGATTTGGTGCGGGTTTACGGCTGGGTTATGATGAGGATGCAGTAGAGGCTATAGTTACTAAGCGAGCTAGAAAACGGAAGAGTTTAGATGAAATATCGTACATGACCACCAACGAAAAGAGGGCGGCTATGGGTCTTGAAGAATTAGAGGGTGGTGACGTCTTACTCACTGAGATGAATAAAATACCCCTATCGCAGGTCGGGATTGGTTATGATGAGGTTATGCCAGACACACCCAAATCCTACCAGAAAGAATTGATAAAAAAGGGTTTCGACGAAAAACAAGCCGTTGTTCTATCGAGGTTAGTATATGACCATAGCGACTAGTAGTAGCGATAAGGAACGCGAAAAAAGACGATTCAGCCGCTTAATAGATATCATTTCGATTAAATATTCAAACAAAATTAAAAAATCGATTAAAAAGGCGATTTTAAAGGCGTCTAAAGTGTATTACGAACAAGGACATTTAACGTTAGGGTTAATGGACTATCATCGGCGAGAACTACGGGCAATAGCTTTTCAGATGTATTCTAATTCTATTGATTTAGCTAGCGAGCGACAATTTCAGTCGATAAAGCACGTTTTTAATTTAAATATGGAAAAAAAGGACGCGGCTACGAATTTCCATCAGCTCGCATTTGATTTTATCATGCAGAATGGAATGAAGTTAGCGAAACAAGTAACAGAAACAACGGAAAAAAATGTGCTGGGTGCCATCTTACGATCACAGCAAGAGGGCTTGTCAGTGGACGAGACGGTATCTGTTATTAGGGATAGGGGCGACACATTAAGTAGATCAAGGGCAATAACGATAGCTGTTACGGAAACACATAACGCCTTGTCATGGGCGAAGCACGAATCAACCAGACAAATATCAGATGAACTAAACCTAGGACTTCGTAAAGAATGGGCGGCGGTAGAGGATGACAGGACACGCCCTAGTCACGCATCTGCAGACGGTCAGAGGGTCGATATGGACGACAATTTTATTGTGGGTGGCGAAGAGATGAAGTATCCAGGTGATACAAATGCCAGCGCTGCTAATACTATAAATTGTAGATGCACGGAGACGTATGTCGAAAACAAAAAACCAAAAAGGAGTGTTTGAGATGGGATTTAAAGATTATTCAGAGGTTGATTCTAATACTATTAACAATTTTTATAAATATATTATTAGTATCGGCGGTTGGTTCATATAATGGGATTATTTGATTTAGTTGGCGATTTAGTTAGTTTACCTGTATCAATCGCGAAAGATGCTACTGGAATGAAGACATCTAAAGGAACTAATACAGGTGAGAATATAGAAGAAATAATCGACGATCTCACTGGTTGGATGTAATTTTAAAAGGGGGAAACAATGGAAAAGAAAGAAGTATTAAATTTAGGGTTTGAAATAAAAGAAATTAAAGACGACTGTATGAATTTTATCGCTTACGGAAGTACAACAGGCGTCAAGGATAGAGATAACGACATTATCGAAAAGGGTGCATATTCGAACATCATCAAAAAGGCAGAACAAACAGGAAAATATCCAAAACTACTGTACCAACACTCGCGCAATGATGTAATTGGAGTCATAGAAGAACTTAAGGAGGACAACAAAGGACTTCTTGTTAAGGGGCGATTCATTGATACCACAAAAGGCAGAGACGCCTATACGGAAGTCAAAGAGGGTGCTATTGATAGCATGTCGATTGGTTTTATAATTGGCGATTATAATTTAAATCGCAAAACTGGTGTGCGTAACATTCTAATAATCAAAGAGTTGCCAGAAATTTCTTTTGTAACTTTTCCAGCTAACGAACAGGCCAACGTAGTACAAGTGAAGCGATTAGATGGTACAATAGATGTTAGAGAGCTCGAAACGTACTTGCGAGGAGTATTTTCGAGAAATGAGGCGAAAGCTATCATTGCGGGGGGGGTACCCACACTCAAACAGCGAGATGCTGAATCATCCAAAGAAATAGAAGCGTTAAACGAAATGTTGATTTTACTCAAATCAATGTGAAAAATAAATCAAGGGGGACAAAAAATGTCAGACGAAGTTACTAAAATACAAAATGAAGTTAAAGAAGAAATTAAAGGGCTTGTTTCTAACGTGCAAGCGGAGGTTTCTAAAACGACTAAAGAAACAGTAGATCAAAAAGCAAAACTAGGGGCTATGGAAGCTAAATACACCGAATTACACGATAAATTGTCAGAAATTGAAGTCGATAACCAACAATTAAAACATCTTCAAAACCAATTTAAAAATTCTGACTCCAATCAAAAAGAAAAACAAGAAAAAGCAATCAAATTAGAAAAAAAATGTTTTAGCGATTTTCTTAAAGTTGGAGCAGAAAAAGAATCTTTTTCTGCCTATATTCCACGTTCTGATTCTGGGCGAGAACTTAAAGAGTTACGAACGGATATACAAGAGTTTGGCGGATATCTCGTAGGAACTCAATACGGGTCAATATTAGAGTCCAATCGTTCTGAATTGGGATCAATAGCACAAGATTGCAACGTTGTTACGTTGTCTGCAGGGGTTAATTCGATAGAATATCCATTAGATGACGACGATATAATTCAACCGACTAATGTAAGAGAAGGCGAAGGAACGTCAACTACTGCAACAGAAAATATCTCTAATGTAGCGCTTAAGGTCAACGACCTTATGCGTAAAGTCACCTTGACGACCTCTATTCTGGACGACGGAATTACTAACGTTGAGCAATGGATTGCTCGAAAAGTAGCGCGAGGATTCGCACTAAAAGAAGAAGAGCAGATACTATCGGGTACAGGCGTTAATCAGGCAAAGGGTATTTTAACTTACGCGGCCGATGCGTCTACATCCTACGGGGCGTATACCAGGGCTCGTATCCAGCATATTACTTCTGGGGCTGCCGCTGATATTAATTCTGACACTGGGCTTGATAGCTTAATCGAATTATTGAAGGCGTCGTATTCTTCTAATGCGAAAATGTACATGCATTCGACAACAGCATTCAGGTTGCTGAAATTAAAAGATTCGGACGGCCGTCCATTGCTTGATCCGGACTACTCCAAAAATCCTAACGGAAAAATGGTTTATCGCGGTTATCCAATTTCGGTACAACAGTCGATGCCTGTAATAGCAGCTAACGCATTCGCTATCGCGTTTGGCGATCTTAAGGAAGCGTACACAGTCGTGCGTAAAAATGGATTCAGGATAATTAAAGACATCTACACTGATGACAACAACGTGATCGTCAAAACAAGTCAACGATTCGGCGGTGCGGTTACTAATTTCGAAGCTGTAAAAGTAATGCAGGTAGCGACCTAATTTTTAAAAAAAAGGAGTTAAAAAAATGAATTCAAAAATCTATACAGACGTTAAATATCAACAAATCATTGATCCAGCCAAGGTCACAGCAGACGCTACGAGCGCGACTATCGACCTTGACGGATATGATTCGGTTTGTTTACTGGCGAACATTGGTGAGTCTGCTGACACACTGTCAAGTTCAGTTAAGATTGAATTAGAGGCCGAAGAATCGGCAGATAATTCTACATGGACAGATGTTGCAGATACACACCTAACGAATTATGTTGCTGGCACGAATGACGGAACCTTCGGTGTTATTGATGATGCAGCCGAAGACGACGCACGATATATTTGCGGATATACCGGAATTAAAAGGTATCTTCGTGTAATCGTGAATGTTACAGGGACGCACACTAGTGGTACTCCAATATCTGTTAGCGCAGTGTTGGGAAGTCCAAGAGTAGCGCCCGTTAATACAGCAACCTAAAGGTTAAAAAAACAGGGTAGGGGGGTCGGCTCCCTACCCTTGGGGGTTTTAAATGAAAAAAATAAAAGTTTTAAAAAATTTCAAAGGTTCAAACGATGGTTTTAATGTCATAGAATTTCTAAAAGGTGATTTTTATGAAATTTCAGATGATTTATATAACGGCCTAAAAGAATCGAATTATTTTTCTTTAGCAGAAGAAACGGAAAAAAAAGTAGTCTCTGATAATTTTTACGAAAAAAAAGTAGTTTCGCACAAAAACAAAATAAAGAAAAATAAAAAATGATTTTACGCTTTATAAAAAATACAAAAGGCGCGCCGAATGGGATAGACGTAGTCGAATACGACAAAGGAAAGACGTACATCGTACCCAGGACGCTTGTTGACTCTTTTCTCATGTCGGGGGTTGCTATCGAGGTTACAGGCGAGATACAGCTTAATCCTTTGACGGTCATTTCACAAAAACCCAAAAATGAAAAAATTAAAATAGCGGTTGAGACGTCTAAACAAAAATTTTTAAACAAATTAACAAATTTAATTAATTTCAAAAAAAGGTTCGCTAAAAATGGCTCTTATTAACGATTATCCAAGGAAATTAGATTCGAATAATACGGTCACTATTCCTACCAGTTCAAGTACTAGTACTATCTTTCATTGTCAGTCAGGCACGTTGATTGGGTTGGTTGTCCCTAGTACATTTTCGGGCACAAAATTAACGGTATATAGTAATACTTCGTTGGGGTACGTCCTTTATAAGAATGCGACAGGCACAACAATCGAAATAAGCGGAATTGACAATACAATTAATGCCCATTACGGATTAAGTACTGCTGATATGATCGGAATTTCAAAATTAAAATTAGTAAGCGATGTCTCTCAGTCTGGTACTGACTGCGACATAATCTTAATATTCAGGCCACTGTAATGAGCTTATTAACCACTTTGTTGTCGTCTGCTGGGGGTGGGAATGCCGCTACGCGTTATGACGGCGAGGTGTCTATCTATTCTTCGTTACCTACGGCCACAGATAATAACGGAAAGGTTTACTTGGTTGAGACGGACGAAGGCGATGACCAGGCAGGATTGTACCGATCTAATGGCACGATATGGTCATTAATTGGCCAAGATTATGACACATTAGATGATATCCCAGAGGGTACCACCAATAAACATTTTACGACGACATCTGAATCTAATATCTCTGCCAACAACGCAAAAGTCAGCAACGTCACCCATACTGGGGATGTCACTGGATCGGCATCATTGACTATTGCAGATGACGCAGTGACCAACGCTAAAATGGAAACCGTAAGTTCAGGCACGGTTAAGGGGCGTACCAGCTCTGGTGTGGGGGATGTTGAGAATTTAGATATAGAAACAACGTTAAAAACAGCTTTAGTGTTAACCAAATCAGACGTTGGTTTAAGTAATGTGGATAATACATCGGATATCAACAAACCAATCTCAAACGCAACTCAAACAGCTTTAGGCAGTAAAATTGATGACTCACAAGTGCTAACAAATGTGCCAGAAAATGCCTTATTTACAGACACAACTTATACCGTAGGTGACGGTGGCCTCACACAAAAAAATTTTACGCCGACATTAAAAGACAAATTAGATGGCGTCGAAGCCCTTGCAGATGTAACAGATTCGACAAACGTATCAGCCGCAGGCGCACTCATGACGACGGGAGGAACAATGACAGGGGCTCTACAGATTGACGATGATATGACTGTATCGGGTCTGATTTCACAGACAGGGTTAGGCGGGTCAACGTATCTAGGAGAAGATGCGGGGAAAGACGATGACCTAAGTGATAATAGAAATGTGGGCATCGGTTATCACTCTATGCTCTCAAATACAGAGGGTGACGACAATACAGCTATTGGTTACGAGTCCCTGTATAGTAATACAACAGGTAAGCACCATACAGCCATTGGGAAGGAAGCCCTGTCTAGTAATACAACAGGTGAGCGAAATACAGCCATTGGTACCTTCGCCCAGTACGATAATACAACGGGCGACAATAACACGGCAGTTGGTTATGATTCGATGTATAATAATACAACAGGTGAGCGAAATACAGCCATTGGTACCTTCGCCCAGCACGATAATACAACGGGCGACAATAACACGGCAGTTGGTTATGCGGCGGGGCGAGTTATGGCCGGTGTGTCGTCGTTGAACGAAACAGGGTCTAACTCAGTATTTATTGGCATGAATGCAAGAACAAACGCAAATAATCAGACCAATCAAATAGTCATTGGTTATGAGGCTATTGGAAATGGCAGCAACACGGTTACAATCGGTAATGATAGTATTACTGAAACGATATTAAAGGGAACGGTGGGGATTGGCACGACTACACCGTCTCCAAGCTACAAACTAGATGTTACTGGGGATGTTCGTGTAGTAGGTTCGATGTCCAAAAGCTCTGGTTCATTCGATATCCCTCATCCCGACCCCATAAAGAAAGAAACTCATCGGTTGAGGCATTACTTTGTTGAAACGCCAAGTGCGGGAGGAAATATTTACAAATATCAATTAGAGTGCAAAAAAGGCGGTAATTACATTGATTTACCTGATTATTTTGAACATTTGAACAAAAATTCCTTAGTTTGGGCGAACCCTTTCAAACATTTTGGGCGTGCTTGGGGTGAGGTGGTAGAAGGAGGAAAAAGAGCAAAAATCATGGTTGAAAAAGAGGGCATATATAACATCCTCATTTTCGGTGATCGAAAGGATGAAATCGCAATGAAATATTTTAACGAATACGGCATCGAATATAGAAAATAAAAAAAAGGAGTTAAATAAAATGAGTTTAAAAAATATGAAAAATAATAGTGAGCTGGTAAATGTTTTTAATAGATTCTGTACGGATAAGGACGAATATTTAAATTTAGATTTAAAACACAAAGAAGAAAAATCAAAACTTGAAAACGACCAAGTATCTGAGCTGAAGAGAGTTTCCATTCAATTAGTTAATTCAATCGACATTTTGATCAGCAACAAGAATTTCGAAACCACGGCGTTAGAAATTGAAAAAAAAGAAATACTAGCTATAAAAGAAGAAGTTGAGCTCAGAATTAAAGATTTATGAAATATAATTTAAAATTGCATACATCGCCGTCAATAGAGCCTATCACACTAGCTGAGACTAAGGCTCACTTACGGGTCGAGAATTCAGCAGATGATACCTTAATTGGCAACTTAATCACATCTTCACGTCAGATGGCCGAACAGTATACGGCGATGTGCTTCGTTGATACGACATGGGATTTGTTCATGGACGAATGGCCTGCCGCATATAACGATCCGTGGTGGAATGGCGTGCGCGAGATACCCATCGGTTATTACAATAAGAATTCATATATTGAGATTCCTATCGCACCGCTACAGAGTATTACGCACATTATGACCTATGACAATTCTGATACAGCAACAACGATATCCTCTACAGAGTATCAGGTGTCTACGTACTCAGGAATTAACCCGAAAAGAGGAAAAATAACATTACGTGATGGCGCTATATGGCCGAGTTTTGACCGAAATGCGGACGGTATAGAAATTAGATTTGTATGTGGGTTTGGAACCGCAACAACAGATGTACCCGATACAATAAGACAGGCATTGCTAATTGATATTGCTTTTCGATACGAAAATAGGGGCGACGGCAATATATCTGAGAATTCAAAAAAATTACTATCCCAGTACAGGCCAATAATCCTATGATAGGAAAACTTAAAGATCGGATAGAAATATTAAATAAAACAGAGTCTATCGGGGATGCTGGCGAGGCCACCGATACATGGTCTCTTTCCTCTACGGTGTGGGCGTGGGTTAGACAGATTCACCCGTCTTTTGCGATCGATGACGGAAACAGGAAAAACGAAAAACATTACGATATCATTATCCGAAAAAATCAAAACATAGATATAACCTCAAAAATTAGATACAACGGGCAGTATATGAGGGTCGATAGTTTTGCGGAAGTCGATAACGTAGAGGAATTTTACGTAATTAAGTGCGCGCAATCGATTAATGAATTAGTGATACTTAATTAAGTAATGTATAATTTGTTGAGATTTTAAGATTTTAAGGGGGAAAAAAAATGTCAGAACAGAAAATAATCAAAAAAATAATAGGTAACAAAGAATTCCAGGATATATCTAGTTACTGCGAATCTTTATCGGTGCCATACAAATTATTAAAGCCTATATTGGCTTATATTGAGGCAATCCCCAATGACCAAGAAAACGCAGATAAAAGTAAAAAATCTTAGTCGATTAGAACGCAAGCTCTTGCAGATACCGTCCGATGCCTTGAAGCCGTTGAAACGTCAATTATTTTTATCGGCTAATTCAGTTAGGACTACAGCGATAAAAGGTATTCAGAAAGGAAGTAGAACAGGTGTAATCTATTATCGAGGCGGTAAATCTGCTCAACGTTCTGGACCGGGCGAGTACCCTAAAACAGATCGTGGAGGCTTAGTTAGTAGTATATTCGTTAAGCCTATCAAGGCTATAGGGGGTCTAGGCTACGCGGTAGGGACGAAACTTAAATATGGGATTGGGTTAGAGTTTGGGAAAAGAAATATGGCCGCTCGCCCGTGGTTATTCCCATCATTTAAATCGAATATTAAAGAAATTAAAAGAGACATTAGAATCGCAATAAAGAAGGTTCTGAGGAGTTCTGCGAGAAGATGACAGGTTTTAATATATATGAAGTTCAAAAGGCGGTGACAACGGCTTTAAAAGACAATTCAACATTGACGGGAATGTTGGGGAATGGGGCTAATGGCATTAGGGACAATGTAGCATCCGCCAAGGGCTTAATTTTCCCATATCTCGCATACACAGACATACAGGCCGAGCCTTTAGATACCACAAGCGGGCAAGGCTCCATTATATATCTAACCATCACGGCCTTTACGAAAACTGGCAATAAAAAAGAAGCGAGCGACATTATGAGAGAAGTACATACCAGCTTACACCGTGCAGATTTAACCGTTACGGGGTTCGGCTATGCCAGGAGCCGATGGGATGGATTCAGTACAATCATGCAAGAAGATGTGAACGCCGATATGTTTAGTGGTATAATTAGAGTTAAGATAACGCTCGGCGTTTAATAAACAGGGGGGAAATTATGGCGAACAAAGCAAATGGGGACGATTTTAAGGTATATATAGGGTCGGTTGGGTCTGGTACACTGCTTGCTCACGTGACTAGCGTGGGACTTTCAAGCTCACGCGATATAGTCGACGTTACCGATAAAGATTCGAACCAGAAAAGGGAACTTTTAGGCGGGGGCGGGAAGCTAACTAAAACGTTATCAGTTCAAGGCTTTTATTCAGATTCGGCGAGTAGGACTACACTTGAAACAAATCATGACGCAGGAACTAAAGACGACTACTATTTAGTTTATCCTTTAATGGATAGCGGGAATAGCACAGCGAAAACAAAGGCTTTCGAAGCGGTTATTTCTCAACTTGAAGCGGGGGGGGAAGTGGCAGGCGAAATGACTTTTAGTGCGACATTTGAAGCGAGCGGAGCGGTAACAACTGTTGCTGAATCTTAATAATGGCACGTCCGAATTTTAAACTTTCTGTAGATTCGAAAACTTACAATATTGAACCGTCTTTCAGTTTGCATGACGAGATAGAAAATGCATTAGACATTTCCTTGTATGATTTAATAACGAAAGATGAATCGTTAAAAATTGGTGATCTTTTTAATTTTTATAAAGCGTTGCCATGCAAGGACTATTCTTCGGATGACCAATTAAAAGAATGGCTTTCAGTAAATCGCAATGAGGCAAATAGCCAATTTTCGAATTTTATTCTTTTTTTACTCATGCCCGAAAAGCAAGAAGAAGCCGTAAAAAAAAAATAAATGGTAATCCTGTATACCAGCGGTATAGAGAATATTATAAATTTATGCTTTTTCATTTGAAGTGGTCGCCACGGGACATTAAAGATGCGACATTATACGACCTTAACCTAGCGTGCGAAGCCTGTAACGAATTTTACGGCGTAGAAAATAAAACAGACTTGACGAAAGAAGACATCGAAAGATTGAAAAAATTAAAATAGGATTTTAAAAAAATGGCAAATTTAGACAGTTTAGTCGTCGAAATTAAAGCAGACTTGACCGATATTCGTAAAAATATGAAAAATGCGGTTAAAGTGACGCGACAATCATCTAAGAAAATGACAGATAGCAATAAGCTATTAGCTGGTGGATTTAACAAGGTTCGCATAGCGGCTATTGCAGCTGCGGCAGGCATTATATATATGGGTAAGCAGACACTAAAGGAGGTCGACCGTATCCAGAAGTTAGGTAAGAAATTAGACACTACAACCGAGTTTTTAAGTAAAATGAAATTTGTGGCAGAACAATCAGGTGTCGCTTTTGAGCAATTAGCGACAGGATTTACAATGATGCAACGGAACATAGGTGATGCATCCGAGGGTGTAGGCGAAGCGAAGCAGGCGTTTGAGATGTTAGGAATTAAAGCTAAAAAACTAATGGAGTTAAGCCTCGAAAATCAATTTATGGTGATAGCGGAGGCACTTGCGAATACCAAAAACGCCACTACAAGGACACAGGTCGCGATGGATATATTCGGGCGGTCGGGGTCGTCTCTTAACCAAATTTTAAAAGATGGCATTTTATCGATGAAGCAACTAGCAGAAACAACCCCAAACGTAATCACTCAGAAAGATGCTGACAGAATTGCTACCTACAATGACAATATGAATTTATTAAAACGCAATATCCAGGGAAAAATGATACCTGTCCTTGCTAAATTAGCAGAAAAAATAAATAAACTTTTTGAGCGTTCCGATGAAGTTATGTTGCGGAATCTTAAAATGGAATTACAGGGGATTGCTACTAAATTAGAGTTGTCAGAAAGGGAATCGAGTAAAGCAAAACATTCATTTCTGAACATGGCAAAGTCAATCAATAAGGCTGAAAAAGATAGTCATAATTACAATAAAACTTTACATGATCGTAAAATTGCAATTCAATCTGAGATAGAGGCTATCCAAAAAAGAGCTAAAGTCTCAAAGTCCTTGGAGGGGAAATCAAATATAGCACCCCTTCCCAATAAAGTAATAATAGATGAATCAGTAAAAGGTATTAAAGATGATATTATTAAGATGGAAAAGCAAGCAAAGGAATCTAGCACGGCAATTAAAGACGCTATGATCGGAGCTACAGATCAATGGTCTTCTCGATTAACTGATGCGATTCTCGATGGGGGTAACATGTTCGAGTCTTTGGCCGATATAGCGAAAAGGACAGCGATCGAAATGATGATTACAAACCCTTTTATCCGTGCGCTACAAGGCGGAATTAATAATCTTATGACGCCGAGTCCTACGTCGGGACTTTCGAAAGGCACAAATGGGATTACGATAAATACCTACAACAAATTTGACACGAATGTAGCGGCCTCTATTCGGGAGGAAATAGCGACGGCAGCGCCACATATACAAGCGGCTTCTATTGCGGGGGTACAAGCGGCCTTGAGTAACGGACAAATGAGAGTTTAATGCTATAATAACAATCTAAAAGGGGGGGGGGTAATATGCCGTTATCAATGCCAGTTGCGCCAGGTTTCATTTCGAGTCGATTCTACATTCAGAACAACACTCAAATTTTCAAATCTTCGTTAAACGGACAAATTCAGAGAAGAACCTTGTCGGGTTCCTACTGGATGGCCGAATATTCGTTGCCGCCAATGGCACGGTCAAATTGGTCTGCGTGGCAAGCCTTTTTCAATGAGCTTCAAGGGCGAAGGAACACGTTTAATGGATTTTGCCCAGATTCTAAAACTACACAAGGCACTTCTACAGGAACGCCAGTTGTTAATGGCGCGAGCCAAACGGGTAATAGTGTTATTACCGATGGATGGACTATATCTACAGCAGTATTAAAGGCAGGTGATTTTATTAGTTTCGGCGGCGAACTGAAACAAGTTAGTTCAGATGTTATTAGCGATGGGTCGGGTAATGCGACAATTACATTTCAGCCAGGTATAAGAACAAGTCCCAGTGATAACGGTACAATCACAATCAATAATACAACGTGCGAAATGATATTAATCGGGAATGATATTAATTTCAGCGTCGGGATTGACAGGGTGTCGGCGCCTTTGACCTTCGCTGCAATGGAGGTCATCAGTTGACCCGCTCCATTAATTCAAGTGGAATATCTAATATTACAGGTGGTGATGTATACCCGATATACCTTGTCGCTTTAAACTTCACTGCACCTGTATATGTCCATTCTGACATGGGTATCATTAGTCACACGCCACCATTTTTAAGTGATTCTGTTAATTATGTGGGGGTAGGTAATTTAGGTAGCGTATCAGCCATACCCGAAACAACTCAGATTCAAGCTAATATGATAGATTTAACGTTGTCGGGCATTAATGTGAATACGATTAGCACAGCAATTCAAACGGATTATCAGGGTGCAGATTGCAGCGTCGAAATAGGGTTGAGGGATACAATGGCTAACGGGGGAAATATATTAGACACTATCGTCATATTCAGTGGCTTTATTGATAATATGACACTTAATATAGGTCCTACTGCGACCATCAAAGTAACGGTCGTCGATAAATTGGTTCGTTTCGATAAGGCGAGTAACCGCCGTTATAATCATGCCGACCAACGGAAAGAATATCCTACCGACGATGCTTTCCTATATCAGGATTCATTGAAAGAACAGTTATTGGTCTGGGGCGGTACGCGGAGTGTTTAATTCTGATCAATTTTATGAATATATTGAAAAAAATAAAAACCGAGAATTCAAATATGGGGTGTGGGATTGTTTTACGTTTGTCGGGGGTTACTGGGATCAGCGTTCTGGGAAGGAATTTTTCCCACATTTCAAAAATAAGTATATGACCTATCGAGGATATAGACGAGTTTTAAAAAATGAAGGCTACTCATCACTTTTAGAATTAATGAAAAATAATTATGGCGAAGTGGGTACCGAACTATGCAATCGTGGCGATGTTGTTGTCTATCGAGATTGCCTGGGCTTATGTGACGGCGTTGATAGTATATTTTTAGGGCGAGGGCGAGGGCGAGATTATAGTTTTATTTTAACGAAAAAATGTACGGCATTTGACGTTTGTGGGAGTCATCATAATGGGTAACGTAATAGACGACATTTCAAATGATGAGGGGCTTCGCACAACTTTTATTTTGGCGACAACAATAGCGTCAAATGCCATAGCACCTGGGTCTGGTGCCTTCGTGGGTATAGGGCTTAGTGCATTATTACAACCCGATATAGAATCGTTAGAAATTGATTCTATAAAAAAACAGTTTAGCGGCCTAAAAACAAACACTATCGACAATTTATCCCCGCGTAAAATCGTATACGGTCAAAGAACTGTCGGCGGTTCGGTGTTCCATCGGAACACAACAACAAGGGTCGATTACGAACCGATTGAAAGTGACCAATCAAATGAGTATCTTCACCAATTCATTGCGATGGTAGGTCACGAATGTGATTCTATGGAGTCCTGTTTTATAAATAATACGCCTGTTACCTTAGATCACAACAACCTGGTTAACGAGGAAAAGTTCCGCTCCCCTATTGTTATCGCGGGCGAGGAAGTCACACCCAAGATAGACTCATTCCAACCTCCGCCTTCATGGGGGAATGAATTTTGGCCGTATTCCTGGTTTGACCTATGGAATAAAGATTATTTCATTCTAAATGAAGGGAATATATTAATTAAAGGTCTGCCCGCCAATACGACTTATGATTTCACTGGTCAGATAATGACTATCGAAGGGTACACAGAATTTGATTTTAACGAGGATACGGATGTCGCAGCAACGAGATGGGATAATGGATTAGACGACATAGGATATTCTAAACTGGAAAACCCGAAAAATGATTTATTTGAGTTTACAATCGTAAACTCATTTACTTCAGACTCAGAAGGAAGAGCGACTGTTGTTGTATCTCATCAGCCACTATTCAATGTTCTCTGGGATATACCAGACTCAGATTCATTTAGTCCGTTCCTACCATACGGAATGGCGTTTTTTCACGCGCCAGAGGATAGATACAAAATATCCCCCCGCGTATTCTTTGAGGTTAACGTGGGCTACACAAAGTCAATACGTGTCCTCACTAACTTAGGGACAACAACACAAGATGCCTCATACGACGCTAATATCTCAGAAGTATATAAGGGGCTTGATTTTGAATTGGATACAGGCAACCCATTCTGCGCTGGAAACTGTTATCTATACACCACAGCCAGGTATCACCCTGACGTTTTCTCTAATATTGGGATCCCTCAGTTTCAAGCAAAGATAAAAGGTAAAAAAGTATACGATACTCGAACCTCAACAACAGCATGGAGCCAAAACCCAACTCTAATATTATATGATTACTTGACCAATTCGCGCTATGGGCTAGGTGTCACGTCTTCGGAAATAGACGTAACTACATTTAATTCGGCTGCTAACGTCTGCGACGAAGACGTTACAATAACAGATCAATCAACCCAAAAAAGATATTCATGTGATCTCGTTTTGTTCATGGACGCAGATCATCGCTCAAATATTCAAAACATACTAGCTACGATGGCAGGTTCTCTTGTCTATACAGAGGGCAAGTATCGAGTTTATGCAGGGGCGTGGAATACGCCCACAATAACGATTAACGAGTCTTGGCTTAATGGTGGAATTAATGTCGCTCCCAAGGAATCGAAACGTAATTTGTTCAATACGGTTAAAGGACTGTACGTAGATACTACCGCACAAGATGACTATAACGAATTTCCTGTTATAACAGATTCAGATTATGTTGAGGCTGACAATGGCGAAGAACTTATAGCAGATTTACAATTTCTAGGCGTTACGAATGTAGAAAGGGCGCAGCGGTTAGCGAAGATATATTTACAAAGGCATCGTTATTCAGAAATAATTACAATGAACTGCAACTATCAGGCGATGCAGTTATCTGTTATGGATACGGTCTATTTCACGAACGATATTCTTGGATACAGCAATAAATCATATCGAGTGATTGGATGGGCGTTCAATCAAAATGGTGATGGCGTTGATTTAACGTTACGCCATGAGACGGCGGATGTCTATGCCTGGACAGATACAGAAGCGACTATACCAACTCCCGCAACCAGCTTGCCACTACCGGATTACAACCACGTCCAAATTCCAGGTTCGCCAGTAATAACAGAAGAAATATATAGCACGTCCGACGGATCAGGCGTTAAAACAAAAGCGATTATTAATTTTTCGGGTAGTGCAGATGCTTTTATCAGTTCATATCAACTCGAATATAAATTAGTGTCGGGGGTCGGCTATAACGTTATGGGGCGTATACAGTCAACGAGCTTTGAAATTGCTGATATTAAGGCGGGTAAATACGAGTTCAGGGTGAAGGCGATTAACTCATACGGCGTAAGCTCTGCTTATTCTAGCTCGATCAAAGAGATTATAGGCTTATCAACACCCCCTGCCGACCTTACGGGTTTTTCGATAAATGTCATAAATAATAATGCGCACCTATCCTGGGATCAGGCGACAGATTTGGACGTTAAAATTGGCGGGAAAATATTAGTTAGACATACAGCCGATACGTTAAGTCCGAGTTGGGGCAGTTCAATCGATATCATTCCCGCTGTTGGCGGTAAGGCAACGAGTGTAGTTTCGCCATTATTAACTGGCTCTTACCTAATTAAGGCGGTTGACAGTTCTAATCACCAGAGCCTAAACGCCGCGATATTAAGTGTAACGGTACCGAATATGACAAATTTAAATGTCGTCGCAACTCAAAATGAACACACTGCATATTCAGGCACTAAAACAAATATGGCTGTAATAGATAACACGTTGAGATTAACGGCGGTTGACCTATGGGACGACATCACTACAAATTGGGACGACATGACGACTTCATGGGATATTGCAGGTG